GTATTGCCCCACACTAAGAGCATGGCGCAGATGATGGCGCACGTCTCAGTCGAGACGATGGGCAGCCCCAAGTCAAGTGCTGACTGATACATCGCCCATCGCTCTTTATACTGAGGATTGTCGAGTAGGCTTTCCATTGTTCTTGTATTTTTCGGGGTCGATTGCGTCGTAGTGGTCGCACTCGTACCATGTTATTATTGCAATAGAAGGGGTGCGCGGGTCGGTGCGGTTCATGATGTGCTTGCGGCAGTTGTCAGCCTTGGGGCACTGAGGATTCACGCACGTTGGCGCAGGGTCTTCGCCTGGTCGGACGATGATGCAAGGGTTCTTGCCTCCCTGCTGTGGTCCGTATTTCGTGACACTTGCGGTAATGATGTCCCGCCCGTCGCTCTTGATGGTTGCGACGGGCTGTGGATTCCGCGAGGGAGCGCGGTGGCTCCCTCGTGGCTTCATCTTCTTTTCGATTGTGTCACTTTGTACCTTTCCCATAGGCAATCAAGATTTAATTGTTCAACTTCTATTCTAACGGGTTTTATAAGTCGGTGCCAATACTCTCCGTATCGGCCTGTCTTCTTCAGGTGGTGGAGCTGCTTCTTGCAGAATCGCTCGTAGTTATAGACTGCGGAGCCGTTCATGATGGCTTCGTACATGTTGCCCAGAGCCTCTGGCACGGCTTCCATTGCCTTCTTCTCTCCCATCTGCAAGGTCTTCATGGCGAACGTCATAAGGCATGGGTAGAGATATTTCTTCACGTGGTCGTTGATGGGCTTGATGTCGAGCGTCTTGAAGTAGTTGAGCGTCATGGTGGCTTCGTCGATGACGAGCTGGAGTTTCTGCTTACGCTCCTCCAGCGTGTCGGCACGCATGACGCTGTTGCGCCTCATGTACTCGTCGTAGCCCTTATCGTCGGTCAGTATGAGGTTGTCGGCTCGGATGTTGTGGCAGTCGCCGTCGCTGTATGTGATGCGGTCGCCGTCCTTGTACCCGAACTTCCACGCCTCTGCCACCAGTTTGGCAGCTTGCCAGTAATGGCTCTTCGCGTCCCACATGATCATGATGCGGACGGTAGCCTTTCGGCCTGTCACGGTGTGGCAGTAGATGGCTTTCTTCGGCTTGCCCTTGTATCGGAACTCCGCGTCGGCTGTCACTTCAAGACCGGGGACGGACTTCACGGGTCGGTAGTTCATAATTCGTTTAATTCGTGTAATTCGTGTTCGTTTTTGCCCTTTGGCTTACGCCGCAATCCCGTTTGGCGGGATAGCTCAAACGTTGTTTTACTTAATTCTCTCTATTTCCTCCGCTGCCGCCTTGGAGATACCCATCATCGGGAAGTGTCTGGCGACGTAGTTCTCAATCTGTGCGCCGCGTGACGCTTGCCAGCCGGGGAGCATCGCAATGCCGTCCGCACGGGTCATCAGCAGCAGAAGGTCGTAGCACAGCACCACGGCATACGCCAGCCGCTTGCCCAGCACGCGCTCCATCGCCCTGTATATCCACGGCCACCGACAGGCCCACACCCGACACGGGTTGATGCACCCGTACCCGTGCCGCCGCAAAATCCTCTCCGCCTCCCCGAACCGCCGCACATAGTCAGCCCGCTCCACCCCGGACATACCGCCCGACAAATAGATTCGCCTTTTCATTCGCTGTCCTCCTCTTCCTTGTGCTTCGTCACACCGCAAGCGTCGGCCAGCAGCGTCACCTTCTCGCAGAAGAATTCCACCTGCGGCACCATCTCGTGAGGTGCCCAGTTCAGCTTCGCCCGCTCCACGTTGCGGTCAATCATCTTGAAGAACTCCGTGCGCTGCTCGTCGCTGACGCAGTGCTCCGTGACGAGGTAGTTGCACAAGTCCTTGAACGTCTCGGCCAGTTTCATGATGCAGTCGCGCTGCCACTCCGTTGACTTCGTAAGCAACAGCCGCCGGCGCGTATTAGGCTGGCAGTCCTCGATGCACGTTGGCCGTCGGTGGCTCTCGCCTGGGAACGTGTCGAAGATGAAGATGCCGCTCAGGTCGCGGCGTTTCAGTTCTTTTGCCATAGTTCTTGATAATTTATGAGAAATTCGTGGTAATTCGTGTTAAGAAAAACACGGGAACGGAATATATATTACTTACTCGCTTGTACTTCGCTTTCAGCCTCATTGCACCCCTATTGTCACCTTGCACACATGGCTATCTGTGGCAGGAATGCTTCTCATGTGCTGTTTCCCCGAGCACGTCAGCAATAGCCGTGCCTTCGTGCTGCCACGTATTTAATTCGTTCAATTCGTGGTTTCAAAATTCTTTGGGTCTTTCCAGAACTCGTGCGGGTCGTAGCCCGTCATGTCGATGACCAGCTGCCGGAGCCGCTGGCCGTACTCCACAGCTCGCTTCTCGTCGATGCGTCCCGCCTTGATGCCGATGTTCGATGCCACATGCTGAAAGATGAGCGTGGCGTTCATCAGGTCACGCGGGAAATACGTCAAGTTGTAGGCCCACCGGTCAGCATCCGCCGTCAGCATGATGTCCGCCCACTGGTTAATGCCCTCGCGGATGTGCTTGTTCACCTCCGCAATCTGCGCTTTCCTTTCGTCGTTTTCTTTGTTTTCTGCCATAATTCTCAATTCTCAATTATCAATTTTCAATTATCACTGTCTCGCTCCCTCATACCTCTCGTACAAGTCGAGTGCCATGATGATGCACTGAATCGGGTCTATCTTGCACGATGCCGACTGGTTGGCCTTCACGGGTCGTTTGTTCTCTCGGTTGTCTATCTCCAGCATGGCATTGTTGAAGCAGAACGGCCACAGGGGACTGCTGGAGTAACTGATGAACGGCACGGGGGCAAACATGATGTTGTAGAGGTCTTCCGTGGGGCCGTTGAACTCCGAGTTGAGCTGGCTGACTACCTGAACGTATGGCTCAGGGTTCTGTATGCCGAGCGTCGCCTGGAGGTAGGACTTCAGCACGTTGATAGGCACCTTCGACTTGTATTTATCATAGCCAAAGAACATGAATTGCACGCCCTTCTTGATGAGTTCGTCGAGACGGCCAACGAACAACTCCGGCTGGAATGTCTTGCCTGGCGATACGTGCATCCAACCGCCCTTCACCCATTGCTCATAGAGCGGGTGCAGTGGCGAGTCGTTGTATTCCTCTTCGCTGATCCATACATCGCAGTCGGCAAAGAACTCGGTGCCGCGTCCGCTGGGGTGCCGTCGTGCTGCCAACCAGCCTGGCCCGTTCCAGTCGCCACCGAGCGAGAAGTCCAACCCGGTGAACACCACCCATCCTTGGTCTTTCGTGCAATCGTCTATGCGGCGGTCGGTCTGAAGGTGGCGCATCTCGTCGCCGGTGATCCACTTCGTCACGCGCCCTGTCTGATAGACGTTGAAGAGCTTCGCCACACACTCGGCGAACTTCTGCGGCCCATCGTTGCGGGCTTTCTCCATTTCGTCCTCGTAGAACTGGTATTGCACAATCACACCCAGCATGGGGTTGATTTTGCGTCGCAGGGCGTGAGAGGTAAGGATGTATTCCTCGTCGCTCTTCTCGTACTCGTCGGGCTCCAGCAGCAGACACATTTGGCGGTCGCCACTGATGGTGGGTGTTGCCTCGCCGGTCTCATACTTCAGTTCCATCAACAGCATGTTGTGGAGTCCCTGAAGTTTGTCGATGAAGGGACCTGTGCTGATGGTGCCTGCGGTGGTGGTGCCGAAGGTGAGCGGTTCGCGCCGCTGTCCCATTGACGACTGGCAGACGTTGATGTGCGCTTGCATGTCGCTCTTGCCGTTGATGTAGGGCGACGAGCCTAACTCGTCCCAGTTGAGCAGCTGCGTGTTGGTACCATCGGGAGCCTTGCCACCGGCGGTCAGCGGCACGATTTTTGAATTGCGCACCTTCTCGCGGAAGGCTGGCATCCAGTTGACTTCCTTCTCGGTCATTCGGATGCGGACGCGCCCGTCGGTGTCCTTGCTCACCTGATTGAGCATGAACTTCGTGCGGTCGTACAGAATCTTACTCTGATAGGCCGCCATTGCCAGCGAATACACCTCTGCGTTGAAGTCGCCGAACAGGAAAAACACCAACTGAATGAACGACGAGAGTCCCGTCTTGTCTATCTTTCGGGGGCCGTACATGATGAACTCGGTGATCATCCGTCGGAAGTCCCACACGAATCCGTCACGCTCGCGCTCCGTGGGCAGCAGTTCGTCTTTCGTGCCCTCCTCCACCTCGGTGTTTATCCATGTGTAGAAGCCGAACACGCAAGCCAGCACGAACACCTGGAACGGTTGCCAGCGGTACACCTTCGCCCCTTGGAGCGACGGCAACCGCAGTCCGGCGTTCAGGTATTGCCATGAGCGTCCGTTGCGCCGCCACTGACCTTCGCGCAAGGCGATGTAGAACTGTACCTTCTTCGTGTTGAAGTGGTAGGTGTTGAACATCCGCAGGAACTTCGCCGCGCACAGCAGTTCCCACATGTTGTGCCTATCGTCGGGGTCGCCCTTCTCGACGCTCACACGCTTGGCGCAATCGTCGAAGTAGTCGCGCAGCCGGTAGTCCACATCGTAGAGACGCTGGCGCACATCGTCGGTCAGCCGCTTGCGCAGCAGGTCGATGGCCTCCTGTTTCTGTCGCTGTTGGTCTGTCAGTTTCTTATTTTCCATTATCAAAATCGGGTATATCGTTCAGTCCCTCCTTGGCGGCTGTCAACATGTTCGCCAGCCCGTCCTTCTCAGCGTCCACACCCTTCTTCGTGTCCTCCTTGATTTTCGACGGCGTGGCGCGGTAGTTCAGTCCCAGTGCCTCGTAGTGCTGAATCATGGTGCGCTGTAGTTCCTTGTAGGTCGGCATGAGGGGGTTCACCTCGTTTTTCCACTGGTCTTT